TTTACGGTAACGTTAAATAATGGCGATGTGTATCATACAGACCTGTGTGTGGAGGATGCTGATTATGACGCAGCGTTTCTTAAGATCGATGCAAAGGAAAAGTTGCCATATAATACCTTGGCTAATCTTGCTGATGTTAGGGTCGGCGACGGTATATTTATTGCTGGTAGCCCTTTCGGTTTTGACAATTTTAACTCAGTAAGCTTGGGTATCCTATCCTCAGCACAGCGTGATCTCGACACCTTATCACCTGGTGAGGCCCGTAGATATGGATGGTCAATAACATTTCAGACTGATTCTATGGCCAACCCTGGTAATTCAGGTGGTCCCGTATTCAACATGGATGGCGAGGTCATAGGAATACTAGTGGCTGGTATGACTGAATGTGTTAATTATAGTGTGCCAGTCGCAGTATTCATGGATGATATCGATGTGGTAAGGATGGCATTCAAATTAAATAGATTTAAATACAAAGATAAGCCCATGGATGTATGGGACGACCATAGTTATGGCAAATAAAAAGGTAAAAGAAGTTGACAGACTCCTCACCGACCTTATGATGAAGGTGGCACAGGAGAGGACTGAATTTGCCGTTAACCCAGACGGTGAGGATATCATGGTCACCAAAGCGGAGGCCATGGTACGCCTCTTATGGAAAATGGCCCTTGGTTACAAGGAACGTGATCCTGATACCAGTCAAGAGGTATACCATTCCCCAGATAGGGCGGCTATAAATGCTGTATGGGATAGGATGGAAGGTAAGGTTATGCCAGTCAAAGGGGTTGGTAGGAAGAAGGCTTCTACTGCAGATAGGGTACACGAGGAGACTAAGCGGGCTGTTAATGGTCTCGTCGGAGACGAATTAGATGATTAAACCTGTATTACCAGAGCCGTTTCCTAATATGCCAAGAATATGGACATGCCCTATAACAGGATTTAAAGTCCCTAAACGCAAAGAGGAAAATCTGGTTTATAGATATAAACTCCTGAAGAGGGCTCAGGGTGACGCAGGGTTTCAAGCCGATCTTATGGCCGCCTGTAGAGAGTCGTTTTTATTTTGGCTCAACGCATTCGTATGGACATATCATCAGTTCGATGTAGATGAGGGCAAACGTATACAAGCTGAATCATCGCACTGCCCATTTATAACCTGGGAGGTGCAGGATAATCTGGCCGATATATTGCGTCAGTGCCTCAAGAATGGTGAGGATATCCTTGTGAATAAATCCCGTGACATGGGGGCGTCGTGGGAAATATTGGGGTTTAATCATTGGAATTGGCAGTTCAGACCCGATAGTCAGATACTTGAAATTAGCCGTACCGAAGATTATGTTGACAAGAGTGGTAATATGAAAGCCCTCTTCCAACGCCATGACTACATAAACCGTTGGCAGCCAGAATGGATGACGCCACCTGACGTAGAGATAGGTGGTCGCAATAGAACTAAAATGCACATGAAGAATGTGCTTAATGGCTCCTGTATTGATGGAGAATCTACTACAGAGCACGCAGCCTCTGGTGATAGGCGTCTCATTATCATGTTGGATGAGTTCGCCAAGGTTACTAAGAACGCGGGATTAATACGATCCGCTACACGAGATGCCGCGTTTATGAGGATCGTGAATTCTACTGTAGTAGGACCTGAGACAGAATACTCGAAGTGGAAGAAATCTGGTAAGATTAAGGTTTTCCCGCTAATGTGGTGGGATCACCCAGATAAAGGCAAGGGTAGATATGTTGTACAGGATGACGTTACTAAGGCATGGAAGATAAGGTCACCGTGGTACGATATCGAAGAAGAAGTAAGAAGCCCCAACGAGATGGCCAGGGAAATAGATGCTGATGATATTGGTGCTGGCTCTACCTTTTTTAATCAGGGAAACATAGACACCCACATAGCCCTATTTGTTAGGAAACCTGATAGTAGGTGGAATGTACAACTTAATCCTAAGATAGCTAACCACGATGTGAAGTATAGATTAAAAGATAGATCAACCAGTGCCTGTATTATTAAAAGGAACCCTAAAGGTAAGTTACGCTGGTGGGGTACGCTGTTAAAGAACAGGCCAGATCAGATAATGGACTATACATTTGGTATAGATATCTCTCAGGGTAAAGGGGCCAGTAATTCAGTAATATCTATTAAGTGTGATAATACTGGTGAAAAGGTTGGCGAATGGCGTGACGCCAATACCCCGGCATATGAACTACCCAGGATCGCAGCAGCCTTAGCATTATGGATAGGTGGCAATAAGGGCTTACCGTTTATGGTGTGGGAGATGAACGGACCTGGTTGGGACTTTGGTAGGATATTAGTTAAAGAGTTTGTATATCCATATTATTATAAAGACATCAAACCCGGCAATACCCGGGACAGAGAGACAAAAAAGTACGGATGGCACAATAACAAGGGTTCAAAAATTGAACTGCTCACAGCATACGAGAGGTCGTTAGCCCATGGTGGCTTTATAAATCATTGTCAATGGGCGTTAGATGAAGCTAGGGTCTATATATACTATCCAAACGGTAGTATAGGGCCAGCTATGCTGCAGGAAGAGAATGCCAATGCCCAGAAGACACATGGTGACTGCGTTATGGCAGACGCCTTAGCTAATCTTGGCAATGCTAAGAGAACAAGACCACGCAAACTCAAACGCGATATGGCGTCTCTACCTGATAGTGAGATACCACCTAGGTCACCGGCAGCCAGAAAGAGATGTATGCTGAAACGGAGACGCAAGATTAACGGTGAGGAAAGGTTTGACTTTAGATGAGCACTGTACCAGAAAAAATGGCGTATGCCGTTAAATTAGCCTTCCAACGGAGTAGGATGTTCCGTAAGGCCAGGGCTATGTATATAAAACAGTACGTCGGTAAGTATTATAGGGAGAAGTATGGTTTGGTAGGTGATGAGCCTGTCAACATGATCTTCAATGTAATACGTGCCATGGTGCCTAACTACGTCATGAAGAATCCTCGAACCAAGGTTAGCACTGAGATAGTAGAGTATGATAATTATGCGTTCCTATTATCCAAAGCTCTCGATCAGATTGATGCTAAAATAAAATTCAAGGACATCCTTAGACTCGGTGTCGTCGATGCCCATTTCTGTATGGGCATATTTAAGACTGGTATAGCCGATTCATTTTCTATGCTGGATTTCGGTGACCAGTTTATAGACCAGGGACAATTGTTTACAGATTGGGTTGATCTGGATGACTTTGTGTTTGATCCATATGCTAGTCTACTTAGACGTGCTGGATGGATGGGTGACAGGGTAACTGTACCTAGACAGATGTTGCTCGATGATGATAATTTTGACCACGATGCCATCATGAAACTGCCTAGATCGACTACGTCACAGACTGAGCGTAAGGCACAGGCCCTGAGTAAGTCTGATATGTCACTGTCAGAAATAGATGACCTAAATGATTTTGTCGACCTGATGGAATTATGGATAGCCGGTGAAAATATAAAGGTATATATGCCTGATCCTCATCAGTTAATACTGCCAGAATTTTTAGATGGCGAGGATTTCTATGGCCCTGATGATGGGCCCTATGATATATTGAGTCTCACCCAGCCGGTACCTGGTAATCCCTTTCCAATAGCACCGGTAGGTATATATTATGATCTCCATATGATGGCCAATAATGTAGTTACTAAGGTCTTAAAACAGGCTGCTAGACAAAAGGATATAGTAGTTGTTGACCCTGCTGGCCAGGATGAAGGCGAAGATATAAGGACAGCTAGTGATGGCGAGACCATATTAGGCAATCCAGATACTGTTAAATCGATATCGTTAGGTGGCCAAAATCAGGGCAATGAACGAATGATGAACCAGTTACATAACTGGTTTAACTATATGGCTGGTAATCCAGACCAAATTGCCGGAGCTTCCTCAGATGCAGAATCGGCTACAGAATTTCAAGGTATGCAAGCCAATGCCAGCGTAACACTGGAAGATGCCCGTGGAATGGTAGCCGATTGTGCGTCTAATATAAAACGCAAACACGCATGGTACTTCCACCACGATCCGTTTTTGGAGGCACCAATAGCTATTAGAAAGCCAGGTGGTAAGAGGGAACAGTTAGCACTCACACCAGCACAGAGGCGTGGTGATTTTGAAGACTATGTATTTAGTATTAAGTATCGATCCATGCTAACGCTCGATCCTAATATTAAGTCGCGACGCCTTATGGAATTTGCTATAAAGGTAATACCCTCTCTCATGACGTCTGCTCAGATAGCATCGCAGATGGGTGTAGAGTTTAATGTATCCAACTGCGTTAAAGACCTGGCAGAGAGCATGGACATAGACGAGGAGATACTGGATTGGTTCAATGATCCGTTGTTTGTAGAGCGTATTAAACTCATGTATGCCATGGGTCCTAAACCAACAGGTAAGGCTAGTATACAAAGTAATGGTCAAGCTGCTAATACGGCATCGGTCCCCAATATGCAGCAGATGAATAGACAGAATCAACAGCAAGGTGCCGCTGAGTCGCAGTCACAACTGAAAGAGGGGATGTAATGGCTGATAAACAGGTTAAACGTCTGAAAAAGAATGTTAAAAAGGAATTAAGAAAGCGATATGAGCGGGCCAAGAAGACATCTAAACCCGGTGAGGGTAAGCGATTTAAGGCCGTAGAGGCCGTTGCTAAAGCCAGTGGTGCCAAGAATCCTGCTGCGGTCGCCGCCGCTATAGGCCAGAAGAAGTATGGCAAAAAGAAATTTCAAAAGATGGCAGCCAAAGGAAGGAAGAAACATGGCTAGAAAGAAACGTAGGATAGCAAGGCCAACAGCAGCACAGAAGGCTATCATAGATAGACGCTTAAGGGCCAAATATCCACAGATGTATAGGCCAGGTTGGGGTAAATCTAGTTCCGCGGCCAGCCTTTTAACCAATTATGCCTCTGGTACCGGTAGACCACAACTTCGAGGTGCAAGTGGTTCTGATTATAAAGAGCTTGAAAAGATAGTGGATAAACGTCTAAGGAAGGTACGAAAGAAGAGGTAGTATGCCATTTAAAAGCGAAGCACAACGCCGATATATGTGGGCCAATCATCCTGACATTGCCAGGCGTTGGGCTAAGAAATACGGTACACCTGATAATTTACCCTATCATAAAAAGAAGAAAAACTGGGTTAAGCGGCTAAAGGATAAAGTAAAGAAACACTTAAGAGACAGGAAACGGAGAAATGCCTAGATATACATTTAAATGTCCAGAATGCGATACTAAACTTGAAGTGGTTAGGCGTATGGCAGACGCTAGTAAGCCATGGAAGTGTGTATGCGGTGCCGTTATGGATCGTGACTTCCAGTCCGATCTTCCTATGCGTACACCTAGTGGCAAACACTATCGTAGACCGATAGTGTCAGATTCATTGGCTATAATGCCTAACCAAATAGCAGAACATAGAAAGGAGTTTCCTAATATACAGGTGACACCAGAAGGTCAGCCGGTGTTCGATAACTATTCTGACCACGAGAAGTACCTTAAACGGACAGGCTTTCGTAAAGCACGTCAAAAGATAAGGCGTAAACCTAAAACAAGCAGCGGCAAATAGCCCCTACCCTTGGAGAATATTATGAGAAAGATGTTTGGAGTTAGTAACAAAGGTTCTAAAAGTTTTGACGAGGAAGCGTTGAATGATCCTAATTTAGTATCCTCTATAGATGATAGACTCAGTGGCATAGGGGATGACGGGGACAAGGGAGAATTTGAAGAAGATGAAGGCGTAGTGGATGACGGCAAAGCTCAGGCAGATGATGAGGTCGATGATGACTCTACCCCTGACGACGAAGATGAAGACGAAGGTGAATCTGGATCGGATACGGCAGACGATGAAGTCGATGATGACTCTACCCCTAGCGATGATGAGCCCACAGACGAGTTTCAATTACCAGAGGCATATGTAAGGTGTGCCGTGCATCAAGGTTGGAAGCGTGAGGATGTAATATCATTCTTCGAAGCTCAGCCAGAGATAGCATTAAAGACGTTTGATAATATCTATCAGAGTACTAATAAATTATCCGGGCAGTGGTCCGAATTTGGCAGGCTGGCAAAACAAAAAGCCGAACCCGAACCTAAACCGGAACCTGAATCTGATATTATCAGTGAATTAGAGGGCGTTGAAGACCTTGATCCCAAGGTAGTTAAAGTCCTAAAACACATGGATGCTAGGAATAAGAGGTTAGAGGAAATGCTCTCTAAGACTACAGCTCCTAGCAATTTAGAAGAGGATAGAAACAGGGCTGTTACGGATGACATTAGGATTCGCCAGATACAGAAATTTTTCGACGGCGATGACATGGAGCCCTACCGTAAGTATTACGGAAGATTGGATATGGACGTTGCCATAGAGGACTTGCCTGCTGCTCAGCGTAAGCATCGATATGAGGTTATGGTGCAGGCTGATCGGATATTATCCGGTGCAGGTATGCAGGGTGTCAAAATGAGTGTTGAAGACGCCCTTAATCAGGCACATCTCCTGGTGACTGACCCTATCCGTGAAGAGGTATTAGTAAATAAGATTAAAGCAGGTGCTAAGAAACGAGCTAGGGGTCATATTATGCGACCGTCTAGTAAGAAACGGGTAACTAACGCTACCGGGCAATCTGATGATACTAAACCTAAAACAAGAGAAGTTGTGCTTAAACGTACAGAGCAAAGGCTTAGAAAACTTTTGAATAAGTAAAATAAGGAAGGTGACACATGGCAGCAAAAAATGCCGATATGATTGATCTTATCGAGACCACACTTCCCGATCTTCCCAACCAATATTTCGAGGTTACGTGGGACAATACGGACTATGAGTTCTGCCGTATCTACCAGGAAGAGCGTATGGAGATTGATGGTGGTACCCACATCGAACGTAAGGTTATGTTCGATGACACTGGCAATGCCAGATATCGTAGGATGTTTGATACAGATGAGCCTGCTATTGGTGATTCGATGCACACTATCAAGGTCCCTTGGACTCAGATAGGTACACATTACTCTTGGGATAAACTTGAGATCAAGCGTAATATGAATAGTGCCAAGGGCTTTATCCGACTTATGGAGTCCAGGCGTATTGATGGTCTCTGGTCTCTGGCTAATCTCATTGAAGACCGTGCATGGAAGACACCGACAAATTCTACGGATGATCTCTATCCGTATGGTGTCCCATACTACTTGAATATGCTCGACGCTGATTCTACTACGGCTGGCTTTAATGGTCAGACTATTAGATATCAGGACGGTACTACAGGCACCACCTGTGCTGACATCGATGCTTCTACCGAGATTCGGTGGAAAAACTATGGGGCCACCTATGTTAATATCGACAATGCCCTACTGAGAACATTCCGTAAGGCATTTATGCTCACTAAATTTAAGGCCCCGTTGTTCGTTAACGATCCTGCTAATGAGCGTAACGCAGCAAGGCGTATCTATAGTGATGCTGATAATATTGTCGATCTCATGGACTTAGCTGATGCTAAGGATGATAACCATAGTGGACGTGAGGTCCTTGGTAATCTTACCATGGATGATGGTGGTCTGTGCTACATCAATCGTATTCCTGTTGTACATATAGATCAACTTGATAACGTCACCGATCCTGTTACGGGCGGTGCGACCAAGCCGTTTTATTACGTGGACTTCCGTAAGTTTATCCCGTATGTACAGAGTGGTTATTGGATGGAAGAGTCTGAACCTATGACTGACCGTGGTCAGCATACGACGTTCACAGTCTTCCTGGATGGGGCCCATAATAACCTATGCGTTAACAGGCGACAGGCTGGATTTGTAATCCACAAACCTATTGTCAGCTAATCATAAAAGGTTAACCCCCTTTTTTACCAAAAGGAGAATAAATTATGCTTAATAGCCAAGTTGGAGTATTTAATCTTGGGGCTCCTGATCCTATTGCAGAGCGAAAGAAAGTTTGGTTTCGTCCGTCTAGCTCTACCGATACAGTTAGAGTCGGTGACTTAGTTTGCTATAATAGTGACCTGGCCGCAGATTGGAAAGAGAGAACCACTAATCGTAGCCCGGGTGGTGCACTTGATGCTACTACCTATGCAGAGGGTAACCAGACCTACAATGCTAGGCTGTTCGTGGTTGAGAAACCTGCCAGTGCTAATCTGGATGCTTTTGCTGGTGTAGTTGCAGAATTGGGTCCAGAGGCTGGTGAAGATGGTGATCTCATTGAAATATGGATCCCCAAAGAGGGTGCTGTTGTTCCCGTTATGTGTGATATGGCGTGTACTATTAACAGTACAGTCATCGGTGTTGTTAATGCCAAGTACGAGGGTAGTGTAGGTGGACGTGCTATTGGTGTCGCCGCTGAAACCGTAGATAGGTCCAGTACTGATGGACTTGTGTGGATGCGTATGAAGCCAGGTATGTGTATTTACCAGAAGGCTAACGATACCGCCTTGTCCTATGATGACGAAGACCCGACAGCTACTATCATAGCTAACCACGTTTATATCACTGAAGCTCAGACTGCTGGTAGCTTTGTTCCATTTATGGTTCAGCATATCCACACTGGTAATGCGAGTGCTTCACTCCATACCTATGGTATATTGGATTATGTTGACCTACAGGGTACTTATGACCAGGCTGGTTACAACAGGGTGATCTTGGCACAGTTGAATTTGAGTGGTACACTCAATTCTGGTGGTGCTCATTTCTATTCCATGTATGCCCAGTTGACCGGTACACCTACGGCAACCGAGGTTGGTCATGTCGCCGCAATCGGCATTGACTGTAATCTCGGCGTTAATCCGACTACCGGCAACTATACTGGTATCCTGATCGCCAATAACGGTGCGAATCAGACTGAGGTAGATAGTGCTATAACTATCTATGGTAACTATGGTATCAATTACCTGTTCGACTTTGAGAGTTGTGACGGCCTTACCGCCAACTTTATTAGCGATCTTGGAACAGGTGCCGATAAGGTTATCACTACTGGAACTGGTGGGAACACCTATAAGGTTAAGGTTAATTACGGTGGAACCGACGCTTACCTTATCCTCTATGAGGACCCAACAGAAGCCGCTAACTAATCAGACGTTGGATAATCCAGTGGGGGATGCCAGACATCCCCCACTTTTAAATAAGTTTAAAAATGAACAGTAGAATAGACTGAAAGGACAGGGACATGAAAAAATTTAAACTAGATTTATCAGAATGGAAGATTACTGTCATGGTAGCTGGTGAGAACCACACGATGAAAGAGGAAACTGTGGTTTACCCATTTAGACAGAATCTATCGGTGTGGCTCCGATCCGCTGGCGTATTCAAGACCGGAGAAGATATCGTAGAAGCCGTGACGTTGGGCAAACGGTTGCTTAACTTAGATGAGGATAGTGCTATACTGGATAGTCGTGAAGCTGATATCCTCAAGAAATGTGTCAACAAACACTTAGAGGCATCGGCAAGCGGAAAAATAGCACAACCAATAGGTGGTCCGGCACACGAAGAAGCCATACTGAGGGTATTCGGTATGGTAGAAATGGATTAATTAGACCTGTCTCACGGGGTTACTCCCCTTGTCCGGCTGATCCACTGTCATGGTGGATAGTGGATCAGTTATTTTGGAGAAATTAAATGTCCGAACCTAGCGGAGCATATACGTTTGAGAGGCTACTATTAGATGTAGCAGAGTATGTAGGCATAGCGAATTATGATGCCACCACCGGTCAGCGGTATCTGCCCACAGATAAATATGACCTGGGTTTCTGTAAACGTATAGTTAACGGTGGGGTTAGAATGTTTATGGACGATCAACCCAGGAAGGGTTGGCGATGGATGCGTAGGATAGCATCTGTGACATTTGATTCCACCGGTGGTGGTGCTAATAATATAGACTCTGATGCTGCTAGGTATCTATTACCTGCTAATTTTGGTGGGACCACTGATGGCAAGATAACATATTCGTCTGATAGTGGTACTGGCCAGAGGATCGAATGGTGTGATGAATCCAGGATACGGAATGCACGGGCTATAAATGTGCAGAGTGGTACTCCTAGCTTAGCCGCTATCCGTAGATATCAGCCCACAGATGAAAACCTATCATCGCGTAGATGGGAGCTTATCGTTGACCCAGAACCCAGTAGTAATTATACTGTAGAATTCCCGTATACATTATACTTCGATGATATGAAGATGGAAACTGGTATAGCTGATAGTACCAGTACTACTACACTGGTAGATGCTACCAGATATGAACCAGATGATTGCTTTAACGACTGGATCATAACCATTATATCTGGGACTGGTAGGGGTAGTTACGCGGTGGTGACTGATTATACGGCGGCAACCGGCACATTCACAGTGGCTGATTGGCTTGACGCTAACGGTAATGCCGGTGGAACCGACCCAGATACCGACAGTATATACAGAGTAGAACCTGCTGATAATCTCCATCCTGCTGGTTTCGAATACGATGAAGTGATATTAGCGGCATGTATGGCCAGAGCAGAATCTGATCCTAATAGTGATGATCTTGGAGACAAGTGGACAGGGTTATACTATAAGAAGTATCTCCCGAGTGCAAAGGCCAAAGATGAACGCTCAGCCCCTCGTAAGATGGGCTATTGTGGCGATGGTGAAGTTGATTTTGTTTATGAAAGAAATTGGTCTAATGTTACAACGGACCATGATGTGTAAATGGTAGAAGGGGGTCACTCCCCCTAACGGCTGGTTGCAAAATACCAGAAAGGAGCTATTATGAATCCCGCAACATTTTTGAAGAACACTGAGAGAATAATTACCAGCTTCGGCTTTAAGAAGGCCGTACCGGTAAACCTGGGTAATTGCTATAAGTACGATGACGGCGCCCCACTCAGTACAACTGTTACTGCTGTTGGCTATAATATGCTTGACACCAGTAGCAAGGCCAGGGTCATATTTATTGATGACGATGAGACCTATGGTCCCGCATTTAATTTCTCGGTACCCGAAGATTACGATGAGAGCGTTGATAAACTCCGTATTAGAGTACTTTGCTCTATGGATGGTGGTGAAACTGATACCGTCTATATGGACGCAGAAGTCTATAAGAAACGTGCTGGAGCCGCCCTTAGTGCAGACCTCGATCCTACAGCAGAAACTACTGCTGTCCCGAGTGCTATAGCAAGTGCAGCTTGGAGCGAGATCAGCCTAGATGGCGAGAGTCTCCAGGGTGGGGATCAGCTTACCATCAATCTCAAGACTGGTGCTCATACGACTGACGGTATTATTATATATGGTATCGAAGTAGTGTATGCTGCTGACCTGGTCCACTTTGATCTTGATAATCGTGCTATTGAGGATTAATCGTGAAGTTAATATTTCCGTTAAAAGGTCTGTTTAAAGGTTCAAAGACTGAGGCCCAGCCAAAGGGCACGACCTTTGACCTTAACAATGCTAGGCCACTGGACACCCTGGACGATAGACTCCGGGGTGGCCAGCGTCCTGCACTGGATAAATGGGGTGCCGGTACACAGATAGGATCGGCTGAACAACCGGTCGTAGCTATCTGTTCTGTAAGCTCGGTGGAATAATGGCAATCTTGTTTGAATCTATAACATTTTCAGGTATCCTGGCAGAGAATATATATGGCTCTTACTGGTATGCACAGACGTTTACACCGGATACCAGCCATACGATAGAGTATGTGGTTTTACCTCTGGGAAAGTTCGGTTCGCCCGGTACAGTTACAGTAAGTATTCGTAATACAAGTGGGGGGAAGCCAGCAGGTAATGATTTATGTTCAGGTACTACGGACGGAAATACATTAAATGCAGGCGGTAGTGGAAATTTTACCAATAGACAAATAACCTTTGGCAGTAACCCTACTCTTAATGCAGGCACACTATATGCTATTGTCGTCCGTGGTGGAACGGATGTTTCTAATTCTATTGAATGGAAGCGGGATCTCTACAATCAGTATTTTGACGGCACAGGTTGTACCAGTTCCAGTAGTGGTTCATCGTGGACATTGCAGTCAAGTCAGGACGCGGCCTTTGAGGAGTGGGGAACAGAGGCGGCAGGGACGGCCAAACCAACTAATCCAACACCTGCCAATGACGCTACAGCGGTAGACTTCTCTGGGTTTCAGCTATCATGGGATGATGGTGGCAGTACCGATAATTATGATGTGTATATAGGGCCATCTGGAAGTTTAACGAAGGT